ACATCACCAGTGCTATCTGTAAACTTACAACCTCTGAATATTCCCAATAAAGTTGTTGCAGCACCTGCTACTAAAATAGTACCAGTGTTCAACATCTTGACTGGGTCGCCCGAAAAGATATTTCCAGTTGCGCCCGAAGCAATCGAATATTCGGTTACGCCTTCATTATTGTGCGAACCGCCTTTTTTGCCTACTGAACGAAACCCGAAAGGTGCATCTTTATTTGCCATAATAAGTTTTCCTTATTCAGTCAGTTAATTAATTACAGTGATAATCAATCGCGATTACCACCACCAAAAGTTACGCTTGTTTTTCTCTCTGGTTTTAAAATCGGAGAGCTTGGATCAGATTCCCTCATCAAATCATTGTCAACTGCATCTTGTTGCACTTGAGCGCGTTCTGAAAAATAGGCGTTTCTTTCATTTCGCGTTTCTGTAGGAATCTTGGCCAAAAGCAAACCACCCACGGAAACTACTCCTGAGTGCCTTCCATCGTCAAGCGTAGGAATTTCGAATCCATTTAACTCTTCAGCCCTGACAAGGTCGAAACCTTCTCTAAGCCTGGCAGTCACATTTTTTCTATCTTCCTGTCCAACGATTTCAGCTCTTATCCACCTGTATTCGTATCCTTCAGGTGCATCAGGTGTTTCCAACATTGATGGACGACGCCAAGGTTTGCGAGCAGTATCTTTCGCTCGAGTTTCAGCAGAACGTGAAGTTCTGTTTTCAGCAGATGCCTGAGCATCAATTGATTCGTTTTGTTCTATTTCGTTTGTCATTTGTCTACCTTCTTACATGTTTAGCATATTCTTGTAACGGTACATTCAAACGACGTGCCATTTCGACTTCGGCTTTTGTAAGCCTCACTTGCCGTTTGCGTCCAGAGCTTTCGCTTCTACCTGCGGGAGCTACAGTCTGCTGTATTCTACCTTTAGGTTCTGCTTCCTCTCCACCACTAAACTTATGTGGAAATTCAGCTCTTATACGTTTATCAATCTCAGTATAGTATGTTGGATCATTTGTATCAAACCCTTCCTCTTCTACCAATCTCCTATGAATATTAAAAGCCACTAGAGTCATAGCCTCATCTTCGCCAAACCATTCGTTCTTACCAGCCCAATCTTCTGCGGCTGGATCTGGTTGTGGTACTTGTTGAGGTTGCTGTAGTCCTTGCGGTAAAGGCGTTTGTTGATACTCAGTTGTTGGTTCGATAGACAATCTACCATTAGCTATCTTACTTTCTTCAACAGTTATCTTGTCGAGGATGTCTTGAGCTTTGGTAACTTTATCCCAATCTTGATCTTGATAAGCAGATTTTAAAACCGCGTTAGCTTGCGCTCTTTGGGCTTTCAATCTGTTTTCAGCTTCAGATTGGTAATTTTCAGCGTATTGAGATGTATTTTGCTTCAGGACTTCATTCTCTGCCTGTAAGTTTTTAGCGTACTCGTATGCTGATTGAGCTGCGCGTTCTTGTTCGCGCATCTTTTTAGTTAAGGTTTTGATTCTCTTCTGAACATTTTTAGAATAATCTTCTAACTCGTCTTGCTCTTGATCAACTTTTGTCTCTTCTACAGAAACATCTTCAATCGGAGCCTCGAGCTGTTCATCTTCGGAATCTTGCTCAACTTCGTCTAGTTCTACGACTTCGGTAGCTTCTTGTTCTTCCTCGGTCTGTATTGCTTCATTTTCTTGCATGATTTTTCCTCATGTTAGACACTAACGATATCGTCAGGGTCTTCTATTGTTGCAATGACTTCGTCATCGTTAATGATACGGCACTCTGCATCGTCACCAAGTTTGAACCTGGAACCAGCATATCTACCAATAAGTACCCATTGTTTTTCTTGGCACCATGGGGTACTGCCAAATTTGTTTTGATCGGCATAGCAAAGAGGACCCATTTTCACTACGTAGGCTACTACGGTAGCTAATGACTCTCTTTCAACAGTTTCCTTGGCTAGGACAATACCACCTTTAGTTACTGCTTTACCTTTATAAGGCAATATCAGTAATCTCCAACCTGTCGGTTGAGGCATACGGTCTAAGTAAGATTTTTCTAATAGAGTTGGATCTAACACACGGTCATCTGAGTTGACGTATGCTTGATCTAGTTCTGAATTGTTTTCTTCAGGTTTCTGCTGTTCAGCTTCAACCTCTCTTGCGATATGATCAGGTACCAGTACCTCTTTCATCGTTTTGTATACTCCTTTCTAGCAACACCCTTAATTCTTGCTCTACGTCTTCGAGGGCATTGTAACGACCACGTAGATAGGTATATTCTTGGAAGTCTTTGGCTCCGTTTAGAATTAAATCTTCGAGCGACTCTTTCTTTTCTTTAAGAATCTTTTGAAGCTGTTCAGCCAGCCAAATTAAATCCATTAATAAATACCAGAAAATTTGCCACCAAATTCAGCTGCACCCAATCCTCTTGCTTTGCCTTTACCCATACCTGGTTTTGGTGTGGTGCTGGCATCAAAAGACTTTGCTTTCTTTGTTTGCAAAGTGCCTTTGTTAGAATAGGATTGTTTGCCGTCTAAAATTTTTGGAGTTTTCTGTTCGTTTACTTTTGTAACTTTTATCATATTTATAATTGTTTTAATCCAAGGTCAATTAATTTTAGTTCCTTTTGTTGGTCAAGTCTATCCCTCGTCGTTTCATCCTTCATTTCGGCAATATCACGTTGGGCTTCTATACGTTCGCGATCAATCTGATCTTGACGCATTTGATCCATCGCACGTTGTTCTTCACGCTGCGCGAACTGTTGTTGTTCTTGGTTAAGTTGCTGACCTTTTAGTGCAAGTTCTTGCTTTCTGATCGTTACTAGAGGATCTTCTTCTTGAGGTGTACCAATCTGTTGTGAGAACTGTATTACAAGTTCTGACATGATTGGCGCACTAAACTGAGCTAGTATATTTTGCGCTTGCGCTTGCAACTGTTGCGCTTCTACAGGTGTAACTTGCTGCGCTTGTTGTTGCAACTGTTGGAACTGTTGCATAGCATCAGGCGGCATTTGTTGTTGCGCGATTATGTCTGCTTTCATCTGTAAGTGTTGCATACAATGTGAAATGATATTGGCTTGCACCTGCGCGTTTGTTTGAACAGGTTGTAGGCTTAATAAGCTTACGTGGGCTGCAATATGTGCATCGTGGTTTTGTTCTGGAAACGCTTGAGCTGTACCACCCATCATCAACGTACTATTTTCCATACCCGCCTCCATTGGTGGAGGTTGCGACGGAGGCGGTGGAAGAAGCAGTTGGTCGATGTTGTCCACTCCCAATGAAGCGTACATTCTTTTGTAAGCTTCGTAGACTCCACCTGGCCCATGTATTTGAGGATTAGATTGAACCAACTGCATCATTTCTTGGGCCATAACTATACGTTGACTGGTAGAAAATATGTCTGGGTTGCTAACAGGATAAATGTCGATGCGCCCGTCAAAATCACTTTGCTTTACTTCATTGACACCACCCGAGACTAAATAGGGATAGGTCGGGGGTAAGCTTTGAGCAAAGATGTCTGATAGCAACCCAAATTCTTTTTTCTGCGCGTTATGTAAACGCTTATGTATTGCACTCAATACTTTGGTTGATTTTTCCATCAACGCTAAAGTAGTACCTACTGGTGCTTGTGAATTGCCTTCACCTACAGCTATTTCTGCTATAGAAGCAAATCGTTGTCCTGATTGAACCAATAATCCTAATAAAGACAGTAGAGTGCCGCTAGGTTCTTTGAACGGTAATGGTTGTATTGCATCACGTAAAGAGCCTGCTGGTGCATCTACGTCTCTGAACTCACCAGGTTGAATGGGTTCATCTTCATTACGTATACGGATGCCTCGAGTCTTGAAACCAGCAGGCAAGTTGGAAAGCGTACCAGCATCTATCAATTGTCTAAGTATAGATGTGGAAGCTTTAGACAAGCCACCGATCATGTGAGTCAGTCCGAAACCGTAGAAACCCAACCCTGGCAAAAATTTGAAGTGAACAAAATATTCAATCTTGTTCTTCATCGGATCGTCAGCGTTAAAGTTTCTTCTGATAGATAGAATGTTTTCAGTCGTAGAATCTATAGTAACGATGTAAGGGAGTTTAACCCCAGTCTCTTCACCGTTTTCGTCTACATCTTCAAAACCTTCTAGGTCTAAATTGCAGTGAACTTCGTATAAAACACATACCTCGTCACTGCCAGCAGAAGGTTCAATACCTTCAAGTTTCTCTTTCTCCGTATCCAAAGAGGAATAATTGTTTGGCTCCTCGCCAGGCTCCAAATCTGTTCTTTTATAAAAACCAATAGCTTGTAGCTTCCTAACGTCGTTTTCTGGCATCTTGATCAGATGCGTAATACGTGGGCAAGATTCTAGATCAGTCGTATAGTAAGGTACGATTAAATCTTCGGGTGCTATAAACTTAGATACAGGTCTTTGTAGGTTTTCGTCGTAGTAAACTTTTTTGAAGGCAGATCCAGCTAACGGCAGATAAAACAACATCTGATCTAAATCTTCGTCGTACTCTTCCATTACGTGTACGATTTGGTAATTCATAAACTCGCGCACACGTTGCGCTTGTTCTTCTATCGTAGAGTCATACGCACCTACTACTTGAGTTTTTACAGGACCGCCTGCGGGTAATAATTCTTTGTAAGCTTGCGCTTGGAACTGAGTTACGGCTTCTCCCAATAACGGATGAATAACGCCACTCGCTCCCTCAAAAGGTTCTGATCGGGTTTCATCAAAGCGCATACCTAGATACTTCAGACCGTCTGTATAAGTTTTTTCCCAGTCTTCTCTGCTTGAACGATCAGATTCTATACTGCCTACCAAGTCTATATATATTCTGCCAAGTTCACTTGGCGGTAATATATCAGCTAAGTTTTCTCCAAACTCAGATGACATGACCATCTCGGGTGCGGGTCCTAATAACGCAGAACCGTCTTCTTGTATTTCTACGTCGGCTTCTTGCAAGCCTTCAAGCACCTCTATAATGTCTCCCTCTAAACCATCTCCAGATTCAACAGTCGTCATATCGACCTCTTCAGGCATTTGATTGGCTGGATCGGGTGTTTGTCTTTCAATAGCCATTAATAATAAATCCTCTGTCTTACTCCCATATCATCGTCATCGTAGTCGGAAGCCAAACTCAAAAAGCCACCTTCTCTGAATCGCATGATTGCTTGCGTCATAGTATCACATAGGTCATCGTTTTTGCCAAAAGGAAATGAAGCGCACTCTTCGATCATCTCTTCAGCAAACATACGTTTGGGTGCGTATACCATACCCGCTTCAAAGACTGGAGCGACTGAGTGCATACGAGTGGTTTTATCATGGCCTCGCGTCGGCGAGTAATTCACTACAGGTATGCCCATACGTCTAAGCTCCTGAGTCAAAGGTGTACCTGAAGCTTTGGCTTCAATCAACACCATATCCGTCTCCCAGTAATTGTACTCGCGCATGGCTATCTCTTTGAGTTCAGGGAAGTCCCAACGCCCGCGTTGGCAATCCAAAAGAATAATAGAATCGGGTGCGTCATCTGTCGGTCTGAATACACCCCACGTAGATATGGCTGAGTAGTCAGCTGATTCTTTTCTTGAAAAAGCGGTATCGTAACTTTGCATAATATACTGCACGTTCGGTAAGCTGTCGTAGTCCCAAGGTTGCCACCATTCGCGTTTGATAATCGAACCCTCTTCGGCTGTCGGGTTTTGCATCCACTGAGCGTTCCATTTCATACCAGGCAAAGATGCCTTTACTTTCAATAATTCGTCTTCAGGCCAGAACTCAGGCCAGAGAGGTTTGTCTGTTTCAGGAAATATGGCTGGAAACTCTATTACTTCCCATTGATCGGCAAGGGGTTCCTTTTGCGCTTCCAATAATTTAGCGGTCAAATCAATCGCACTCCAACGAGTCATTACAATAACAATAGATCCATTTGGCTGTAGACGCTGTCTGGGACCAGAGGTGTACCATTCATACGCTGACTCTAGCGCTGTCGGGCTAAGTGCGTCTTGTTCTGAATGTGGATCGTCAATAATCAATAGATCCGCACCACGTCCCGTTACCGCTCCTCCTACACCTGCGGCGAAATACTCGCCACCTTTATTGGTTTCCCAACGCCCCGCAGATTTGTTGTCGGCTTGCAATTTTACTTCTGGAAATATTTTTTTGTAATCGTCTTGATCCATCAAGTTACGCACTTTACGACCAAATCGTACGGCTA